ATAAGAGCGTGACGGATGCTTGCCTTGGCCTTGTTCGGGCTAACTGTGCGGGTGTTGTCAGACATTCTGTAATCCTTTCTATGTGTATCAGTGCCTATGTACTTAATATAACACCAGTGGCAACATGAGTCAACAAGAAAAATGCAGGATTATAATTTTTTTGATCTGCTAAGTGCTTTTGCTAGGCCATACTTCTTTAGGTCACCAGCAAACAGAGTAAGTTCCACGGCCTTCTTTTCGTTCGTTACGATTATGCTGGTCTTAGTAGTGTAGTATGGACAGTCAATAAATTTGTCTAAAAATATAATGATTTGTGTGGTAAACGGCATATCTTTGGGATAGGGTATTTCATAGTTGTTGATACCGATCTCATTGATGACTTCGAGGCCTGCATCTGTTAGACGCAAGCCTCCTGACTCTTTATTTCTGATGTTTTGCCACCACATGTGCATGTGCTCTTTTATGGAAAGCTCGGATGTATCTTTACCCAGTTGTGTAAGAAATATCCGTGTGTACGTTTCTTTCCAGTTCATTTTTCAAACACTTTTGTACCCGCTGAGAGCATATAGACTTCAAAGTCATTGCATTTGAAAATATCATTTAATTTTTTTGCCAAATTATGAGCGTGTCCTGGATTACTGAAACTGACTTTTTTGTATTTTGGTCCAGGATAATTTGTTAGTGAATTAAAACTCTTCAAATTAAAAGGCGCCCCATTGTGGAAAACAGCCCAAATAGCTTCAGATTCCAAAACCTGTTCAGTCTTGTATGTTTTGTTATTAGTGTATTCTTTAATAACTTTTGGCTTTGGTCTACTCATTATACACGTATCCTTATTATCTACGTATATATTTATCTTTGAACTTGAAGATTTTACTTCCAGTTTCCTCCACCATCTAGTTTGACATTGATAACTTCATCAGTTTGATTTTTTTTCATGTCGGCGACCAAACGTTCTAGGTCACCTTCCATCCTACTCATTACAATGCCTATAGTAAATGCAAGATTTTTAGCTTGTTCAATTGATAGCTTGACTTCTCTTGACTTGCTATTTTCAGCAATCTTCACTTGTTGGATAAACTGCTGTAGTGGTATCGTGTTTAATGGTTCTGTTTGCACGTGATAATTCCTGTTTCATTTCTAATTCAGTCTTGAATGGACCTTTTGTTTCGTAACGTTCTACTGTGATAAGCTTTGGACAAAAAGATTTCAACCATCCATTGCCAAAGTTGATAATGTAGTATCCAGCACAATAAAGACTTTTTGACTTCTCAGATTTTGCAAACAATGGAAGTTTTCGCTTTACATCATATATGACGTTATGTGGAAATACCTTTGAAGGATAGTTGTATACATAATACTCGTCATCACTATTTGTTATATTAACAGTGATATCTTCATTCTTTGGGAATTCTATTCCCAATCTTGTTTTAACTTGGTTTTGATCATCAAAAAATTCAGTATTAGAAGGGCTTGTGAACAAATATTTGTCGTCACTGTGACTAAGTGTACCAACTCTGACTCCTTCTTCTTCTAAAATCCAAAATTTATCTCTAAGTACTATTTTTGCTTTTAACATTTTGTATACCTTGCTGAAAATGGTTCGCTGTAAAGTTTAATTTGTTCTGACATCCTTTGTAGATCCCACTTTGCGCAAAACTTTAGTAATCTAACGCCAACTTGTGATACATCTTTGGACTCTACGCTCTTGATAACAGTGTCAATTTCTTCACGAATATGACTAGGCTGTGCTGTGAGATCACATAATGTTACATTTCGATGGTAATCGTCAAGAACACGGTGCTCTACCCCATTGTGGTCTGTCCAACGCTGTAACATCATGTTATTCCAATTAAAGCCTTTTGCTTGTTTGTCAGCAAATGCTTCATTAAGCCCTACTTTATTTTTGGTTCCTTTTGTCCGTACCCCTGGATATGCACTAAACACATTGTCGCTTGTGTCACCGCGCATACACTTTTCAAATAACATGAACGCAGGCCTTGGAGCAGGTTTAGCCTCTTGTGTTTTTTTATCAATAACAGGCTTGCCTTTATCATCAAAATATCCTTCGTGCGTAATAGTCATGTTAGCAACACCGTTATATTGACGTACTTTTGGACTGATTAGTTGCGCAAAGTCACTATCAGTGCTAATAATAACGTGATTATCGTTAGGATGATTTTGTACCCATCCAGCAATCAGGTCATCAGCTTCAAGTATGGAATTCTGTAGCACTGTGCAATTTGTTTTGTCTCTAATAAAATCTCTAAAGTTGTCAAAAACTTCAAAAAACAACTTGTCTTCTTCTGCATCTTTAGGACTAAGTGCATCTCTAGAAGCTTGTCGATTACGCTTATAAGGCTCGTAGAAATCTTTGCGCCAACTGCGTCCTTCTAAGCAAAACACAACATGATCTGCGTCAAAATCGTTCCATGCTTTCTTAATGCTATTAAACGTAATATGCAAAGCCATGCCAACTTTAGTATCAATGTCACCTCTTACTGCGTGACGAGCTCTAAAAAAAGTGTTCATAGTGTCAACTAAGATATATGTTTTCATGATACTTCAGACTTTCCTTTACTGATGGGTATGACATTAATATAGCCTGCTCCGCGATCAGTGTCAAGGCCTTCTTCGTCTAACATTTGATAAACAATATCACGGAACCAACGATCAACTATTTCTTCTTCAGGATCTTGCTGTGTACCGTAACCATTAAAGATTAATTCTTTAATAAAAATTTCATTCCAATCCATTTCAAAGAACCCATTGCGTATATTTTCTTGATTTACTTTGACATCAAGTACATTAATCCATGGATCGCCTTTTGCAGTGGCTCTATCCTTGGGGGATAATTTAGCAAGTTCTTCTTCCTTAGAGGCTAACTTGGCAGCCTCTTCAGCTTGTTTTTTTTCTATTTGAAGACGTTGAATTTCAGTCTCTTCAAGTTCTCGTCTGTGAATAGCATCTAATGCGGCAGATTCTAAATCTGCTATTCCTGTTATTTTTTTAAGCCATTTTTTCATTCGTATTTTGCCTCTCTTTGGTTAGATATAAATTTTAGTAGATAATACATTGACGTTGTGTAGTTTTGAATATACAAGCAACTCACTCACCAGTACTTTTATTTCATTGTCAGTAAGATCATATAATTCAGTTTGAGTAGACTGTGGTCCAACTGCACTGCGATGTTTGTAAGTATGTTCAATGTATTTCTCTAGTTGTCTAGTTTCAGAATCTTTTTCTAGAATCAGTCTTGCATATACTCTAAAATCAGAACCATCTTGATTGCGACCGCGTTGTATATTATTCATATACTTGCCACGACCTATCTTAACTAGGCCCCTTGATTCTAAACCAGTTTCATGATCAGTTACATGCGATCTGGCAATGTACACTGTCCATTCTGGATTACTTGGATCTTCTAACCTAACATGTCCTGCATTTTTACGTTCAGTTATAATATCAATCCAACCAGCACCTTTTTTACTCATAAGTTTTTTCTCAACTTCTCAAACTGGTCTTCTGTATGGACACCTTTAAGATATTTGACATTTTTATCAAGTTCCCCAGGCATTTCCAAATAAGCTAATATGGAGTCTGGGAGTGAATCTCCATCCTTTTTCCATACAAACTTCTGCAACTTCTTGAACATTGAGATTATATTCTTCCGAACGTCCGCCCAACGGCATAAGGTATACAGGGCATTCAATGCCAGCGTTGCGATATTCCTGAACAGCACGACCGGCTTCATCAATGTCTGCACGATCAGCAACAACAAATTTGAGATAAAGATCGCTACCATCCACAAGGCTATACTCACGAGCAATGTTAGGCTTAATAGCATCCTCCCAAGATTCTCCACTAACGCTGAGTTTGGGTGAGCAACTCCATGTAACTGTAATTCTGTCTTGATCATTGAGATAATTGAAGAATTCGTTGTGTAAACTTTGTGTAGTGTTTGTTTCAAATGTGACATTTTTTAAATCCTGCATAAGAGGGTGTTCAAACAATTCCACATACAAACGCTGCCACGCAAGCAACGGTTCTCCACCCGTTAGTATCAAATGAACATCCTGTCCATTATCCATAGTCCACTTGCCTTCTGGTGTAAGAGACAGTAGATGTTCTATTACTTCATCAATGGTACGATCATGTACCAGGTGCTTAAACTCGGGATAGATACTAGCATATGTATCACAACCTGTATGAATAATAGGCAAGTCTTCAAACTTTTCAGTTGTCTCATGCACTCCCGCATCCAGTAATGCTTTTACTTCAGCATTGTAACGTTGCCCATTGGCGAGTTTTTCTGCACGACTGGGTTCATCACGTCCCAACCCAAAATTCATACAACGGAAGTTGCAGCCAAATG